GAAAATCAGAAGACCAAATGGTAAATCAGCTGTTCAGAAAAACCTAGTATTAGATTTAGGTGCTCCTGAAAAAAAAGCTTATGGTGGTTTTATAGATAAACCCTTAACTGGTGGAATGAGAGATATATAATGGACTACGGCAAAAAATACATGGCTAACAGTGATAAAGCCACACAACAAAAATTTAATGATATTGTAAGAGATTTAAGAGCAGACATGTCTCTAGAATCTGCTATCAGTGAAGCTCTTAGACAAGTAAGAGAAGGTAAGAAGAAGGGTGGAATGATTGACAAACCACTAGGTTCAGGAGGAGTTAGATCTGGACCACCACCAAAATCAGGACCTAACCCACAGGGGTTGAAAGTTCCTTTAAAATAAGTTAAAAGCTAATATAAAATAAGGAGAAAAATTATGCCAGGACCGTTAGCAGGAGTAGGAGTATCAATAGCATTAAAGGCAGGTAAAATTGCAACTAAAAAAGCTATCAAAATTTTAAAAGACCACGGAGTTAAAGCAAAACTAAAAGATGGTAAAATTAAAGCAGCCGATGTAGGAGTTAAACAAGCTACTGGAAAAAACCCTAAACCTATAAAAGAAAGAACTTTTACAAGAATAAAAGAGTTCCCTGAAAACCCAACTTTAAAAAGTGTAAAAGATTTTTTAGGATATCAAAAAGGTGGTTTAGTGAGTGGTAAACCAAAGCTAGCTAAAAAAGGCTGGAAGTAAATGGCAAGATCAAAACAAAACAAAGGAAAAGTATTCTTAAAAAAAATGAATACTAAACCTAAATCTCGAAGAAAAGCTTTTGATCCACCTTCTAAAGGTAGGAAAGAAAGAATGGAAGATTTCCGTCCTATGAAAATAGAAGATTATAATAAAGGTGGTCTAGTAAGTGGTAAACCAAAGCTAGCTAAAAAAGGCTGGAGATAAAATGGCAGATATAGACAAATCCCTTCCGAACGAAGTTCGAACAGAGGTAGAGATACCTGGTGAAGAAGAAGTTACGGAACAAGAAGAAATTGTAGAACAAGGTCCTGTAGAAATTATTGACGAAGAAGATGGTGGAGCAACAATTGATTTTGCACCAGGAGCCGTTAACGTTGCAGGAACAGAATCACACTTTGATAACTTAGCCGACATTTTACCAGAAGATATTTTAGAGCCAATCGGAAACGAGATGGTTGACAATTACATGGATTATAAAACATCCAGAAAAGATTGGGAGCAATCTTATATTCAAGGACTAGACCTTTTAGGTTTTAAATATGAAAACAGAACTGAACCTTTCCAAGGAGCATCAGGTGCAACTCACCCCGTATTAGCAGAAGCGGTAACTCAGTTTCAAGCACAAGCATACAAAGAATTATTACCTGCAGAAGGACCTGTAAGAACAGACGTGATTGGAGTGGACAGTCCACAAATATCAGAACAATCGCAACGTGTTAAAGATTACATGAATTATTTATTAATGGATCAAATGCAAGAATACGAACCTGAGTTTGATCAAATGTTATTTCATTTACCATTAGCGGGTTCAACTTTTAAAAAAGTATACTATGACCAATTGTTAGGGAGAGCAGTGAGTAAATTTATTCCTGCTGAGGATTTGATTGTTCCGTACACGGCTACCTCATTGGACGAAGCGGAATCAATCATCCACTCTTTAAAAATTTCTGAAAACGATTTGAGAAAACAGCAAGTGAACGGTTTTTATTCTGACGTAGAATTAGGACCCCCAGGTGTTGATAACAATGATGAGTTAACCAAGAAGGAAAGAGAAATTTCAGGAACAAAGAAAACTGGAAAACAAGAATCTGTATACAATGTTTTAGAGTGCCATGTTAATTTAGACCTAGAAGGTTTTGAAGATATGGATCCTGAGACGGGTGAGCCGACAGGAATCAAGCTACCTTACATTGTAACAGTTGAAGAAGCATCAAGACAAATCTTATCTATCAAGAGAAATTATGCCCCTGATGATGTTAAGAAAAATAAAATACAATACTTTGTACACTTTAAATTTTTACCAGGTTTAGGATTTTATGGGTTTGGTCTAATCCACATGATAGGTGGACTGTCAAGAACAGCGACCTCGGCTTTAAGACAGTTATTGGATGCGGGAACGTTGTCTAATCTGCCAGCTGGATTCAAACAACGTGGAGTAAGAGTTAGAGATGAAGCGTCACCTATTCAACCAGGTGAATTTAAAGATGTTGATGCACCAGGCGGAAGTCTGCGTGATGCATTCTTTCCACTACCTTACAAGGAACCTTCTCAGACATTATTACAATTAATGGGAATCGTTGTTGGTGCTGGTCAAAGATTCGCGGCTATTGCTGATATGCAAGTGGGAGATGGAAATCAAGGCGCAGCTGTTGGAACAACTATAGCATTATTGGAACGTGGATCACGGGTCATGAGTGCTATCCATAAAAGATTATATGCTGCAATGAAAAAAGAATTTAGATTATTAGGAACTATTGTTGCTCAATACTTACCTCCTGAATATCCATATGACGTGGTCGGTGGTGCTAGAACAATTAAACAATTAGACTTTGATAACAGGGTAGATATTATTCCTGTAGCTGATCCTAATATTTTTTCTCAAGCACAAAGAATTACATTAGCACAAACAGAATTACAACTCGCTCAATCAAATCCACAGATACATAATTTGTACAACGCTTATAGAAAAATGTATGAAGCAATAGGAGTTAAAGATATTAATAAAATATTACCTCCCCCTGCTCCAATTCAACCCGTTGATCCAAGTGTCGAGCACATTAATTCATTAAATGCAAAACCTTTTCAAGCTTTCCCTGGCCAAGATCACAGAGCACACATCACAGCACACTTGAATTTCATGTCAACGAACATGGTTAGAAATAATCCTGTAGTTATGGCTTCAATTCAAAAAAACATTTTAGAACACATATCAATCATGGCCCAAGAACAAGTACAAATTGAGTTTAGAGAGCAAATGATGCAGATGCAAATGTTACAACAGCAAGCACCAACGAATCCACAAGCAGCACAAATGCTACAACAGATCAATCAGACGATTGAAGCTAGAAAAGCTGTGTTGATTGCAGAGATGACAGAGGATTATATGAAGGAAGAAAACAAAATTACTTCACAATTTGATTCAGACCCACTATTGAAGCTAAAATCTAGAGAAGTTGACCTACGTGCCATGGAAAATGAACGTAAAAAACAAAATGATGAGGCTCAACAAGAACTTGCAAGAGCAAGATTGCTACAATCAAAAGATAATTTTGAAGATAAGCTAGAACAAAACGAAGATTTAGCTAAATTAAGAGCTGGAGTCTCACTTGCTAAGTCTGGTGTGCAACAAATGTCTGTTATTGACGAAAATTAATGGTATATTAGTTTAACAAAAGGTAAATATTATGATGAACTATAAAAAAACAAAACAGGTGGCAGTTCCAAGTCAGAATGTTGAAATAGATCCTAGATCTAAAACTACAGCTGATGGTACTTACAACTATATTCCTACTGGAGACAAGGAAAAAGTTAGGGGAACTAAAAGAATGCTATCTAATAAAAAGAAAACTGCTACTTGGTACTAAATTATGTGGTTATCGGCAATTAAATTAGCCGTCTCTGCTGGAAGTAAAATTTATGCTAACAAGCAGAAGACTAAAATAGCTATGTCAGATGCACAGCTTATGCACGCATCCAGAATGGCTGAAGGCAAGGAAGCTTACCAAGGTAAACTTCTAGAAGCAAGGCAATCGGACTGGAAGGACGAGGCGGTTTTGCTTATATTGTCAGCACCGATAGCAGTGTTGGCGTGGGCGGTTGTGAGTGACGATCCAACGGCTATGGAAAAGGTAAATATTTTCTTTGATCATTTCTCGTCTCTACCTTCTTGGTTTACCAATCTTTGGATACTTGTAGTCGCTTCAATTTATGGTATAAAAGGAACTGAAATTTTTAGAAACGGAGGAAATAAAAATGGCAAATAACAGATTCAATAAACAGGCAACACCTAAAGGCTATAAAGCTGGTGGACAAGTAAAAAATTCAAAAGGTACGAGTACAAGTACAAAAGGAAATAATCGTCACGGAAAACTTAAGTCACAAAAAGAACTTAAAACAATAACAGATAGTAAAAAATATAAAGATGCTAGCTATGGTGACAAAACTAAAATG